TTTCGATGTTTTAGGGGTAGACGCAGAGCCGATTTGAGGGTACAATGACATAAAAAGGAGGGGTTATAGTGGAAATAAAAAGCGTAAAAATCGGAGATATAAAACCGTACCCAAAAAATCCAAGGGTAAATAGTGCGGCGATAGACAAGGTAGTTAGCTCCATAAAAGAGTTCGGCTTCCAGCAACCGCTAGTACTAGATGGGGAGGGGGTTGTAATAGTCGGACACACCAGACTGAAAGCCGCAATAAAAATGGGCATGACTCACGTTCCTGCAGTATACGCAGAAGGGTTGACACCCGAACAAACCAAGGCTTACCGCCTAGCAGACAACAAAACGCAGGACTTTTCGGAATGGGACTACGGATTATTGGCGGGAGAATTTGAGGACTTGAAGCTTTTCGGCTACGACCTCAATATGACAGCCTTTGACCCTGCTGAAATAAGCAGTATATTGCAAAAAGAAGTCGAAGAAGATACTTTCGATATTGACGAAGCCTTAGAAAATATAGTAGAGCCAAAGTCAAGGGTTGGAGACGTGTTTCTCTTGGGAGAGCACAGGCTCATGTGCGGAGACTCGACCACCAAGGACGCCGTTGATATTCTCATGGGAGGCACTTTGGCTGACATGGTATTCACAGACCCACCATACAATGTAAACTACACAGGGAGCACAGGCAAAGTTATCAAGAATGACAACCAAACAGACAGTAAGTTCTACGAGTTCCTTCTTGCGGCGTTCACACAAATGGGTGAAGCAGTAAAATCAGGTGGAGGGGTGTATGTGTGCCACGCCGACCTCGAAGGGTTGAATTTTAGAAAAGCAATGAAAGACTCGGGCTGGCAAATTAGAAGCTGTATAATATGGGTAAAGAACACACTTGTTATGGGAAGAGCTGACCACCACTGGCAACACGAACCCATACTTTACACCTGGAAGGATGGCGACTCACACAAATGGTACGGCGGACGCAAAAATTCCACAGTTATAAACCCAGAAAATGGAATATCTATCAACAAGGTAGATGGAAAGAAAACCCAAATAACACTTACCAATGGGCTAGAGCGTGTAATTGTAGAAGTGGACAAGTTTAAAGTTCTTGACCTTACAGATAGTTCAGGCACTACAATATGGAATGTCGATAAACCCAAGCGTAATGGCTCGCATCCGACGATGAAACCCTTAAAATTGTGTGCAAAGGCCATAAGAAATTCATCCCAAGCAGGAGATATTGTCCTAGACCCTTTCGGTGGCTCGGGTTCAACACTAATGACATGCGAACAAATGGACAGGAAGTGTTTTACTATGGAGCTAGACCCTGTCTATTGCGATATAATAATTCAAAGGTGGGAAGAATACACAAACAAAAAAGCAGTAAGGGTTGGTGAGGACTAATGAAAGGCACTAAGCCACGACCATCGGCGGTAATTAATATAACAAACGACAAGCAGGGTAAACGCAGCAAGGCTGAAATTAAGAAGCGTGAAGAGACAGAACCCCACATAAAATCAGATTTACTGAAATGCCCCACAAGATTGAGTTCCGCAGCTGCGGAGGAATGGCACAGAATCGTATCGCTTTATAAGGAATTTGAAAACCAGATCATGAATGATTTAGACGAGGACGCCTTAACCGTCTACTGTGAGGCGCTCATAATGTACAAGATAGCTATGGAAAAGGTAAAAGAGACAGCTGCCGTTTATAAGTCGCCAAAAGATTCCGAACCAAAGATTAATCCCTGGCTAAAAGTCGCAAATGACTCAAGCACAACCATGCGAGCGCACTCAGATTTACTACTACTCAACCCTGTTGCAAGGGCGAGGGCCGGGCTTGCCATAATGAAAGCCAGTGAAGAAAATCTTAGCCCAATGGCCAAATTTCTGAAAGGAAGGGTTGAAAATGGGGACGTATAGCCCTAAAAAAGCGGCGTTAGTTATAGATTTCATCGAAATGTTAAAGCTTACCGATGATTTTTATGGGCAACCCTTTATCCTCCAACCGTGGCAAAAAGAAATTATTTCCGCAGTCTATGGCACTGTGTCAGACACCAATAAAAATGTACGGCAGTACAATTATTCGTACTTAGAAATAGCAAAAAAGAACACAAAAACCACTTTAGTTGCGGGAATAGCGGTAATGCACTTGACCTTAGATCCTAAAGACGGTCAGATTTATTGCTGCGCCGCGGACAGGGCACAGGCGCTCTTGGTGTATAAAGCGGCAGTGTCAATGATACGCCAAGACAAAGAACTTGAAAAAATGATGAAGATTACGGACTCAAAAAAGGAAATAAAGAACAAAATCACAGGAACGGTGCTTAAGGTACTGTCAGCTGAGGCGTACACAAAACACGGGTTGAACCCCACAGTAGTAATATTCGATGAACTGCACGCACAGCCTAACCGCGCACTTTGGGACGTAATGACTTTTGGGGCTGGAGCTGCAAGAAAAGAACCTCTTTGGTGGGTAATAACCACAGCAGGAGACGACCCCGACAGACTTTCTATAGGCTATGAGGTACACGAATACGCCGAAGCTATAATCTCGGGCGAGAAGGTAGACCCTTCTTGGTACGCCAAAATATACGCCGCAGGAGATAACGACGACCCTTGGGCAGAGGAGACTTGGGCTAAAGCCAACCCTTCTTTAGGAGTCTCGATACCCATAGATGTAATACGAAAAGAGGCTTTAACGGCCCAAAACTCCGCAGCTGCCGAGAAACTGTTCCGATGGCTACGGCTTAATCAGTGGGTCAGCCTTAAAAAATTAGGCTGGTTGGACTTAACTCTTTGGGATGCCACAGTAGGCAATTGGTCAACCTACGACCTAGTGGGCAAGCGCTGCTATGCGGGGCTTGACCTAGCTAGTACTACAGACCTAACAGGGTTAGGGTTGCTATTCCCTCCCCAAGAAGGACTAAACGAATGGCGCTTTGTGATAGAAGCGTGGATACCTGAAGACAAAATGAAAGAGCGCATACACCGAGATAAAGTACCCTTCGACAGGTGGGTTGCTGATAAGTTTGTACACGCAACATCGGGGAACACTTGCGACTACGACTTTGTTCGTGCTAGGATTGAGACACTAGCACAGCAATATAAAATCAAGTTCCTATGTTGCGACCCTTGGAACTCTCGGATGCTTACGCAACAACTAGCCAAAACAGGCATGGAAATAGTCGAAGTTTCGCAAACAATAGCAGGGATGTCTCCCGGAATGAAGGAAATTGAGCGACTGATGAAATGCGGAAAAATGACCCACGATAAAAACCCATTAGCACGTTGGTGTTTTGGTAACGTGGTAGTGGCGGTCGACGGTAACGAGAACGTTAAGCCCATGAAGAACAAATCAAGAGACCGAATTGACCCTATCGTGGGGCTTATAAACGCAATGAATATTGCAATTGGTCAAGAAGATATGAGACAATGTGTTTACGAGGAACGCGGAATGAGAATACTGTAACAGGGAAGGGTACAAAAATATGAGTCTTATAAGTTGGCTATTCCCAGCAAAGCAACAACCCCCAACACAACCCTCTAACTCCCGAGCTGACGAGGCGTCTAAATTTTTTGCAGGCGAAGACTCGGCTATGTCAAGCACAAACGTTGACAAAGGGGTTGACCGGGATTATGCTTTAAGAAACACAGCAGTTTTTTCGGCGGTTAGGGTATCCGCTGAAACAATAGGCTCTGTACCTGTACAAGTCTACAAGAAGACCAAAGACGGCCGAGAAGTTGCTGAGAATAATAATCTTTACGAAATATTCCACGAAGTACCAAACTCCGAAATGACGTGCCAAGCACTGAAAGAATCGGGCATGATGGCACTTAATCTAGGTGGAAATGCTTTTTTCCAGAAATTAAAAAACAAGTACGGCGATATTGTAGGGTTGTACCCTCTTGATTGGACCAGAGTCACGATTGAGCGCGATAAAAACACACAGGAACTGCAGTACCGAGTGTCAACTGATGCTTCACCACAGCAAAAAATCTATACCCGAGCAGAGGTTTTTCACATCCCAGCATTTTCGTGGGACGGTATATGTGGACTCTCCCCCATGGCTTATTGTGGAAGCGCGGCAGTCCTTGGCAAGCAATACGAGATGTACAGCAGGAACTTTTTCAAGAATGGGGCTTTTACCTCAGGAGTACTTGAGTTTCCAACGGCTTTATCCGATACATCATTTGACCGAATTAAAAAAGATTTTGCGTCAAGTTACCAAGGGTTGGTCAACGCTGGAAAGCCAATAATATTAGAAGATGGCGGGAAATTCAACCCTCTGAAAATGAGTCAAGCAGATGCGCAATTTATGGACTCAGCAAGATTCCAGCTTGAGGAGATTGCAAGAATTTATAGGGTGCCTCTCTCACTCCTCCAAGACTTCGGGCGTGCAACGTGGGCAAACATGGAGCAACAACAACTGTTTTTTGTCGTGTACCACGTTCTGCCTTGGGTCAAGAGGTGGGAAGAAAATATAAAAACACAGATACAAACCCCCGACCAAAGAAGGCTAGGGTTGTACGTCGAGTTTAACCTCAACACCCTCCTTCGTGGAGACGCAAAAACCCGAGCTGAGCTTTACGCAAGTGCTAGGCAGTGGGGTTGGATGTCACCAAATGACATAAGGCGACTAGAGAACATGAACCCAATACCAAATGGGGATATATACTCTTCACCTCTTAACATGACCCAGCTTGGCAAAGACCCACTTGACGAGAAGTACAAGGATAAGCTCAAGAAGGACGCAGAAGATATTGAGGACGACATCAAGAAGAATGGAGGTTCCCAAAAATGAAAACTTGGTACACAATGACCCTGAACGCAAAGAAAAAGAAAGCCACAATTTGCATACTAGATGTTATTGGTGAGGACTTTTGGACAGGAGCTGGTGTAACTGCCAAAAGCTTTAAAAAAGACCTTGATGGACTCGAAGACGACGTAGAAGAAATTGACGTAGAAATAAATTCTCCGGGAGGTAGTTTCTTCGACGGTCTAGCTATTTACAATATGCTACTTAACCACAAAGCGACCGTAAATGTATTTATACAAGGGTTGGCAGCGTCCGCGGCGTCAACTATTGCAATGGCAGGGGACACAATTTCCATGTCGGAGAATGCCTATATAATGATTCACAACGCTATGTCCTACGCAAGAGGCAACTCTAAGGCTCTTAGAAAAACTGCCGACCAACTTGACCAATTCGACAAGACAATAGCAAATATGTATTCCAAAAAGACCAAAAAAGACGAAAAAGAGCTTCTTGAAATGATGGACGCCGAGACTTGGATGGACGGAAAGACTGCCCTAGAAATGGGTTTTGTGGATGAAGTCACAGAAGCTCAAAAAATTGCGGCTTGCTTTGACTTTGCAACAAACTTTTTGAACACCCCCAAAGATTTACTCCCGACCGAGGTTACAAACAATGGTTCGGGTGCTATTATAGACGTATACACACAAGAGCTTGACCTAATCAAAAGGAGGACACAAAAATGAATTACGCCGAACTCATTAAGCAGAAATTGGCTTCAATGGAAGAGCTTCTAAACAAAGCTAAGACTGAAAACATATTTTTAAACGACGCTGAAAAGTCCTTGTACGAAGATTTTAAGAAAGAAATTACAAACTTAGAGGCTTCTGCTTCTGCTGAAGCTGACCTAAACGCACGTAAGGACGAATTGAAAAAGACAGTAACAAAACCGATAGTAGCAATCCACGCTGAAGCTAACACACACGCTCCTAAGTGGAAGAACCTTGGTGAGTTCTTGAAATGTGTTCACGGCGCTTACGCTCCAGGCGGACAGATTGACAACAGATTGATGGTTGAGAACGCTGCTACTGGAATGTCATCTTCTGTAGCTTCCGATGGTGGTTTTGCCATTGATGAACAGTTCGTTGGCACTCTACAACAGTCTATGGTAGATGCTTCTGACATCGTGTCAAGAATTACAATGATTCCTACTGGCGCAGGCTACGGCGGAATTAAGATGCCAGCTTTGGACGAAACTTCAAGGGCTGACGGCTCAAGATGGGGCGGAGTAAGAGCGTACTGGGCTTCTGAGGCTGGAACTGCTAGTGCTTCCAAAGCAAAAGTTCGCAAACTATCAATTGACCTTGAAAAGTTGCTCGCATTTGTGTATGTAACAGACGAGCTTTTAACAGATGCTACAGCCCTCGAGAATTACATCAAGATGGCTTACGCGGATGAAATGTCCTTCAAGATTAACGATGCGATAATCAACGGCGACGGAATTGGAAAACCCCTAGGGTTGACTAACTCGGCGGCTCTTTTGACAATTGCGGCAGAAGCTGGACAAGGCGCAGACACCGTTCTTTATGAAAACATTGTTAAGATGTGGAATAGACTTCCTATCAGACATAGAAGAACTGCTGTATGGCTTATCAACCAAGAAATTGAGCCCCAGCTATTCGGTATGAGTTTAGTTATTGGTACTTCAGGAGTTCCTGTTTACATGCCTGCAAATGGCATAACTGGAAACATGTACTCAACAATCTTTGGCAGACCTGTTATCCCCGTAGAGCAGTGTTCTAAGTTAGGCGATAAGGGAGATATTATCCTTACTGACCTATCCGCATACATTGGCACTGAAAAGGGAGGTACTCAAATGGATTCGTCCATCCACGTACAGTTCTTATATGACGAGCAAGTATTCAGATTTAGATATAGATTCAACGGCGCTCCTTACTACAATAGCCCTGTTGCTTCTTACAAGAACGCAGCGTTCACTTACAGCCCTTACATCACTTTGGCTGCAAGGTAATACTCCAAAGTATTATAATCACGATTATTATAATCGCAATTATATTAATCGTGATTTACTTAATCGTAAGTTAGTAAATCACAAGGAGGCTTTCAAAATGGTAAACAAAACAGGTATTCCACAGGAATTAATTCCAGCTTCAATCCTTGCACCACAGACCACAGCGGGTGGAGGACAGGCTTATATATTGCCTACAGGTACAAGAACTGTATATTTAGTTGCTCACGTTAAAATGGGCAACGCGGCAGACATGGTGTTGACTCCTAAAACAGCTGACGATGCTTCAGGAACGAACGCTGCTGCGATAGTGTCAAATATACCTATTTGGAAGGACAATGTGCGCCTAACAGATGCTAAAGCGCACACGATAGAGGACGCAGCAGGAACGTTTGTCGTAGTATTTGCAATACCCTCAGACATCATACCCGACGGTAAATTTGTAGGGTTGTCTGTTGGAGCTTCTGACGTTGCTAATTTCTTGAGCGTAGTTGCTTACAAAGATTCTTACCACTCTCTATAATCCATCATTGGGGAGCTACGGCTCCCCATTAACCTAAAGGAGGTTACTGATATGAACACACGTTCAATATGGGAAAGATTCAACATGAGTTTTATGGATAAGGACTACAGCCCTTCGGCTTCAATGTGGAAGAGTTGTCCACAATTGGCAGGGCTTGACCCCGCAACAGTATCAACGTTCTTTGACGATTTCCACAGTTTTCAAATCAACAACGCAAATGAGTTAGGTTGGATAAGCACCGAAGTTGAGAACGGCGCAGGAGATGCGGCGCTCACTATTGCCGATGCGGCTAATGGTGTATTGCAAGTTGTCAATGACGCTGGCGACGACGACAGTGTAGAACTTCAATACTGTTCTGAATGTTGGAAGCTTGCGGCTGGAAAACCTCTTTGGTTCGAGGCGCGTGCTAAGTTCTCCGATGCTACGCAATCAGACTTTCTTGTAGGGTTGACCATCACCGACACAACAGCCATAACAGCTGTCTCTGATGGCGTGTACTTCACAAAGACAGACGGTTCGGCTTCCATATCCGCAGTAACGAATAAAAATTCAACCCCAACAACTACCGCCGCAGTCGGTACTCTTGTCGATGATACTTATATGAGACTTGGGATATTCTGTGATGGGATAACAGCAGTATACTTTTTCATCGATGGCGTGCTTGTGGCAACCCACACAGCTAATATCGTAGATGACGAAGAATTAACAATTACTCTTGCACATAGAAACGGTGCGGCAGCTGCAAAGACTGCTTCATATGATTATGTTAAAGTGGTGAATGTGAGGTAATTATGAAAATAACAATTCTCAAAAAAAGAATTAAGCATAACGGCAACGAATACTTCAAAGACACAGTCTACAACCTACCCGATGCGATAGCAGAGGGTTGGATAAGGGCTGGATACGCTACTGAGTATACCGAACAGGTGCCGCCAATAGTAGCGAAACCAAAAGCAAAGGCGGTGGCGAAATGATAGGTTCAAAAAGATTTACAGGAGCTGCGGCAATTGCAGCATCCCTTGACCCAACAAGGAATTTCCAGCTAGCAGAAATGCGTATACACCTTTCAGCTGCTGGAGGGGCGGGAAGTCTAACAATGACGCTTAATAGCATATCAGGGGCAGAGTACGATGTTAAACTACTCACCTTGGATATGACCTCTGTTGTAGACTATGTTTGGCAACCGTCCAACCCTCTATATTTCGAGCAGGGCGACACAATCGACGTTGCTTGGGCGAACGCCAACAACAGAACATACGGGCTAGAGTTTAAATTCTCACCGTTAACTTAGAAAAAGTGTGAAAAAATTGCACTTTCCCCTTGATAAAAGTGTGAAAGAGGACACAATATGATTATTATTAATGGCGTATCATCGGAAGAAGGCTCAACCTACTACTCAGAAGCCACACTCACCGCAATAGAAGGCGTTTATGACAGCTCTGCTGTCGTAGCCAACTCTGACGGCAATGTGCTAGAGCGTTTAGAGGGCTTAGCAAATACGGTTTCCGCAAACTTACCGTATTATCTAAGACAATCTGAATCGGTAGCCCCTAACGCCGATGTGTACGCTAGTTTTTTTGTGAATATACTTGCTTCGAACGGTATAGCCATTCCTTCGGGCGATATTAATATTAACGACGTCAACATTAGACTTGAAAAAAGCGCTTCGGGTGGAGCTTACAGCATTGCAGGCGTGACACAACCAACCCTTAACAAACTAGCAGGGCAAGTATACACGACCTTAGTGTTGCAGTCCTCGGAAGGTTGGGACGTTAACTGCACATATAGATTAACCCTTTCGTCGGTAAAAATAACAATAGGGATTACCGAGTATACGTTACAAACATTTGTTTGGAATAACATCGTATCAATATCGCAGTCTATCGACAGCGAGGTAGATGCATTAACTGTCAAACTAGCAAAGCCCGCGCAAGACTCCGCGGATGACAATACGATAGCTGAAGTTGTCGGGACTAAGGCTGATACAATAGCCGGAACTTCGCTAGTGGCAAGAACTAAGCAAGTCATAGCTGACCTATCGGCGCTAGGTATAGATGTTGGAGGGTTGGACACAAAACTCGATGCAATAAGTGGGTACATTGACACAGAAGTCCAAGCGATAAAAGTAGAGACCGATAAAATACCCGCTACAATCGTCAAGGTTGATGCAATTAAAACCGAGACTGATAAAATACCCGCAACGATAATTAAAATCGATGGTGAGGTCATAAAGACCACAGCGATTAAAACGGAAACTGATAAGATTCCAGCGACTATAACTAAAATTGATAATATAAAAATTGAAACGGATAAGATTCCGGCCGAGGTTGTAAAGACCGCGGCGATTAAAACAGAGACCGATAAAATCCCAGCGACAATTGTGAAAGTAGATGCTATTAAAGTAGCTACGGACCAAGTGGGAACACTTACTAACACAGGAGGGGTTGCAACCCTCGCCGCAATGCTTGGCGACACAGCCAATCTTTCAGTAGTTGCAAGGCTAACAGCTATCGCAAGCTACATAGACACAGAGATAGCGCTAATCAAAACGGAGACTGACCAGATAGGTACTGTTGTAAACACAGGCGGCACAGCAACCCTCGCCGCGGCAATTGGGGACACCGCTACTTCTTCTTTGGTGGCGCGTCTTGTGGCATTACAGAGCATTGCCTCACTAATTAAAACCGAGACCGATAAGATAGCAGCAGTAAAGTTGTCGACTGACGCAGTTCTAGCCGATACACTAGGATTTAGGTTCAAAGTTAATGTAGAAACAGCAGGAGCTTCTGGCGCTGGTAAGTTTGCACTGCCAGTTAATTCTTCTTCTGTTTGTTCTTTTACAGTTCATTGGGGAGATGGTAAGAGTGATGTAATAACAGCGTATAACCAAACAGAAGTTACGCACACATATCCTGCGAATGGTATTTATGAGATAAAAATAACAGACAGTGTAAATAAAATTACGTTTTATAGTGCCACTGTGCAAGACCGTTTAAAACTTGTCGAGGTTATTAATATACCTCAAACAGTGTTGCTTGGTAATGGTACTAGTTATCCGTTTAGAAGTTGTACAAACATGACAGCTTTTAACTCGTATGCAAAGATAAAGTTGATAGGCGATTGTGCGTATTTGATGCGAGCTTGCTCCAGTTTAACGTCACTGGACATGAGTATATTTGACACTATGGATTGTACAAGTTTACAATACGCTTTTAGAGAGGTCAGCAAAGTAACAACCTTTGATATAACTTCATGGAATGTGTCGAAGATAACTAATTTGTTAGGAGCATTTGATAGATGTTCTTTATTAATATCAGTAAATATGACTGGACTTGATTTTGTAGCTACTACAGCAATAGAAGTAATTTTCAACAACTGTTATGCTCTTACAAGTGTAGATTTAACTCCGTTTACTAATTCACCACTAACTTCTACAGCTTCTGCTTTCTCAAATTGTACCGCTCTTACTAGTATAGACTTAACGCCATTAAAAACAACATCATTACTAACAATTTCAAGTATGTTCATTTACTCTGGACTAACATCGTTAACATGGACAAATAAAATCTTCACCGTTGCCACACTCATAGATTATCTTACAGAAAATTGTGATAGCTTAATATCGCTAGACTTGTCTGGGTGTAGTTTTCCAAGTGTAGTTGATTCTTATTACTTAACTGATGGGTGTGCGTTGTTAGAAACCGTAGACCTATCTGGGTGTAGCTTTCCTGCAATGAAAGTTATGTACGCATGGTTTGATAGTTGCCCTAGTCTTACTTCTGTAGATTTTACAGGCATAACAACAGGTGTGCTAGAAAATGTAGGTAATTTATTTGAGGATTGCACAAGTCTTGTAACAGTAGACACTTCACCTATTAATTTCTCAACTGTTAAGTATTTTCGTTATATGTTTAATGGTTGTACGTCCCTAACGAGTGCAAGAATAGACGTTATGGATGTAAGAAGTGCAGTAGCAGGAGCAACTGGTATGAGTAATTTTGCAACAGGTGTTACTTTCGATACAACTGAATACTCAAATGCACTTATCTATTGGGCTACACTACCTGTACAAACTGGGGTTGTTTGTGATATGGGAAATAGTAAATATAATTCTAGTGCAGTCTCAGCTCGTGCTTATCTTGTAGGAACTAAGGGTTGGACACTGGTTGATGGAGGTTTACTATAATGGAATACATAAACGAAACAGAAGCAATACAGAAAGTACTAATACACGATAACGATACGGAATTTATATTGATAGAAGTTCAAGCAAGACAGCACTTAGCTACGCATTTAACTAAAGCAGTTATAGTTCAAGACTTTGCAGAAGCACAGGCATTATTTCCAACGAAAACTATTATTGATACCACAGTTCCACCAGAAAGACCTATACCACAAAGACGTTTGCCAGACGAGGAGGACGAATAATGGAATGGTTGACTATGCTAAAGAACGCATACACTAGCCTTATAAAGCCTACAGCAGACACCGCTAACGATGTTACTGTAGCTGATGTTGTTGGCACTAAGGCTGATACGGTTGCTGGTACATCCGTAATAGCTAGGCTGAAACAACTGATAGCGGTTGTAGGCGTTCTGTCAGATGAAGAACTTGTTGAAACATTGATGGGAAGGTCTTACACCGTAGGAAAGCATATGCACTCACGACAAATAAATTATCCTTCTACTGCAGCAGGGATAACTTTAACAGCTTCTACCTCGGCAAATATTTTTGGTACAATAGTTGAAGTAATACCCACTACGTCAAATGAGGTTAACACACTGACAGTAACGTCAGCTAGTGCGTCGGCCGGAAATATAACTCTTAATCTAAATGGGAAGAACTTTGTTTGTGCAATTGCAGGAGGCAACGCCTCAACAGTAGCAGGGCAATTAAGAGCCCTGACTTTTGCCGATAGTGAGTACGGAAATTGGGCTGTAACTGGAAGTGGTGCAGATGTAATATTCACACGTGCAGGGTTCAACGATACAGGATTTACAGCAAGTGCAGGAGGCACGGGGTTTACAGGCACATGGGTTAAGACAACCACAGGGGCAGGAATACCAAAGCCTTTTGACCTACATGGATTACAGATAGGGGCCATTAGTGCAGCGGGAACTTTTGTAGTACGATTATATAAAGGAGCTGCAGGACTTGAGGAGGTAATAAGTAGTCGAAGAACTACTTGCTTATCTACAGCGTTACTAGGCGGTGAGGTAGCAACACAGACCGAGATATTGCCCGCGGGGACTAGGGTAAGCGCAGCGGTTTCGGTAGTAGGCGGTGGAACCCCTGCCAGGACTTTAGTATTATCATTAAGTTTACACACGTATTGAGGAGGTAAAAATGGCTTATTTAAAAGTAGTAACCCCACCAAACATAGAACCCTTGACTTTGACAGAAGTAAAACGCCACTTGCGTATTTACGAAGATGGCTATAACGATACCCAAAAAGATAGCATTGCACCACAGGTCGTAAATGCCCTCACAACAATAACGGGTACTGAGGTTGATGTTTTAGGCGCGGACGCTTCTGTATGGGTCAATGTGGGCAACGTGGCGGCTGGAGGGTTGCTCAACGTAACAATCCACGAGTCGGACGTTTCGGGTTCAGGTTTTTTAGCTTGGTCGGGCGGCACCTTTACCCAAATAGTAGCCGCTGGGCAGTACAGCAAAGCCTACACAGGGGGAAAGCGATACATTAAAGTTGTAGCCACCGTTACTATTGCGGCTGTAACCTTCAGCTCAAATGTTCAAATATTGTTTGGAGACCCTGTCGCTGATGCAGAGATACTGGACTTGATAACAAGGGCTAGAGAAGAGGCAGAAGAACGCACACGCCTAGCACTCGCACCGCAGACTTTAGAGATTGGGATTGAGGGATTCCCTGCGGACGATTGTATAGAGTTAAGACGTGGACCTGTTGCTTCGGTGTCTAGCTTTGACATATATTCAGATGTAGGCGTTAAGACAACCCTTACTCCAACAACTCAATATCTTGTGGACTTGGATTCAGTTCCTGCGAGGGTTGTGCTACCTTACGCCGCGGTATGGCCAACAGGCGCGGACTATCCTATTAACCCAATACGCATCAAATATATAGTGGGATATACAACCCTTCCTGCAAGACTCAAGTCTATCCTTCTTGTGCATGTAGGTCTGTTATACAAGTATAGGGATGTTCCTATTCCTGACGCTGAAAGGAAAGGGCTTGATAGGCTCTATAACTCTTATAGGGTGTATTGGTTCGAGGGTAGTGGCTATGAGTAAATCTGATAGAATAATTTCAGCCGAGGACAAAATCTTCGAGCAAATCCACGTTATAGCTGAAGAGTTTCAGCTCTCGGAAGCACAATTGCTAGTAGCCATAAACACCGTAGCGCACAACATGTCAATTCGGTTTTTACTATCGGGAGGAGTTGATTGGAGTGGCGAGACCTAAAATGCACGCAGGACTTTTAGACAAAGTAATAAACATTGAGAAGCGGTCACAAGACCAACTACCCTCAGGGCAGATGGTTGACACCTGGGTAAGGGTTGCTACGCTGTACGCAAGGATAGAGCCCCTCATCGGGAGGGAGTACCTAGCAGCTGCGCAACTCGCAGAAGAACTGTCACACGATGTCACGGTTCGGTATCAAAGGTACATAAAGCCAAGTATGAGGGTTGTATACCGCGATAAAATACTTGAGATTGTATCCGCTATAGACCCCGAGGAGCGGAGAGAATGGTTATATCTAAAGTGTAAGGAGGCAATCGTATAATGCAGATATTTTCGGCCTTTAAAACACATATAGCAACTGCGATACCCACACTCTCGGGAAGAGTATTCCCCACTAATTCGGTGGTCGGATATGATGCCCCATATTGCACCTATGAGTTAAGCTATAGCCGAAAATTGCAAACCCTACAAGGCTATGCAGGGGAAACAGAATTTGACTACCAGTTCAATTTTTGGAACGTGTCTTTTGACACTGCCAAAGCTAACGCCGAGGCTTTTTGGGATTACATCAATCCTTATCGAGGGGCTTTCGGTGACTGCTACCTTGAAGAGGTTGAATATATAGGAGAAACCGAGTCCTCGGACTTAGCTGCGTCCAAGGTGCGATTTAATGCTATACTAGAATTAAGGTTCAAATGCATAAAAATATAAGGAGGGATTTCCATGCCACAAGCATCAAATTCGGTAGGCTCGATATTAAAGATTGGGGTTACTCCCGTAGCAAAATTAACAAAAATCACAGCTCCTGAAATGAGCAAGGCAGAAATTGACGTAACAACCCTTGACTCTACTGGTGGGTACAAAGAGTTCATACCTGACTTTAGAGATGGTGGGTCAGTAATGATTGAAGGCTTCGCGATAAGTGACGTTGGACAAGCGGCTCTTAAAGCTAACTTCGATGCGGACACACTTACGAACTTCACAATCGAAACTCCAAACGGCTTGACAATAACCTTCTCAGGTTATGTGTCTAAGTACAAAAAAGGCGACGCGGCGGTATCTCAAGGAATCACTTTCACAGGTGAGCTAAGAGTGTCAGGGGTAGTAAGTTTTGCAGAGGTTGCGTCAACAGGATGTTCCGCAATAGCTATCGAAGAAGCTGGCGCAGGAGCTTTGACAGCTTATGCTATTACTCCCGCTTTTGCTATTGGGAAATACAAGTACACAGCTACCTTCACAACTGAGAGCAGTGTAGAAGTAATTGCGACTAACGC